CGTCTCGTTTCGCTGCAATGAATTCTCTCTATGGAAAGCACACGGTGCTCGGCAGCAAGATCACTGTGACTTTCAGTGGTCCGACAGGGATCAGTGATTTGGGAGACGCTGTAAAGACTGATCAGAGGGAGTATGTCGCTTGTCTTCGGTCGAATGACAATGATGGGACTTCTGCTATGAGGGATCTGGACGAGTTTATGGCTGCTCCAGATCGGAAGAATCGTTGGAAGAGGTGTCAGCTAGCGCCGATGATCGCGCCAGCTGCTAGTGGACAGCCAGTTGGAGGAGAATGTCCTATGACTCGTGTGACGATGCATGGGAATTGGTCACTGAAGCGTGACTGTGGAGGAACTGACAGTACTAACGCGATTTGGAGTGCTGAGGGATCTACCGATCCAGATCAGGAGCGTTTCTACTGTTTCGGACTTGCCTATGCCGATTCCAGTGGCCAGTCTTCCTGTCCTGGCTATCTCGTCGAGATCCGTGTGGAGTACTTCGTGAAGTGGGAGAATCTGAAGGATCTCGCGTACACAGGTGCATGATCGACTTGCCAACACTGAGACACTTGCACAACACTTGGCAACACTTGCAAATAAGACAATCACTGGAATTGCCACGATATAGCCGGAAGTAGGTGTAGGCAATACTCACTCTTAGGGCGAAGCTAACGGGATATTAGATGTAGGTCGTTAGGGCAGCTTTTGCTACTGAACATGTTTTTGACTCGTCATGCACAGTGACCTCCGGGTAAAGTATTACCCGGAGGTCACTTCTGCACAAGCCAAATCGGGACATGTACCTTTTCTGAACATGTACCGCCACGGGAAAAAATATCTCGATATTTTGTTGATCAGACACGTCATCAGATTCGCTAGAATTGTCCGATCGGGGGATGACGTGATCGTTCCACGAACGTCACCGGTGGGGGCCCGCACCTGACGTCACGTGCCAGTTTAAAAGGAGGTGACATCACCATTTGGCTCACTTTTTAAGAAAACCCAAGACTGACAAATGGCAGAACTGAGAGGAATGTCGATGCGCTGGTGCTTCACGCTGAACAACCCGGGGGACTGGCGTCCGGTGTTCAGGCCGGAGCATATGGCGTATCTGGTGTACCAGCTGGAGCGTGGCGAGCAGGGGACGCTGCATGTGCAGGGCTACGTTCGCTTCCACAATCGCAAGCGCATCGCTACGGTCAAGAACGTGCTCGATTCGCAGGGGGTTCATCTGGAGTTTGCTCGTGGCGCTGAGGAGCAGAACAAGCACTACTGCTCGAAGGAGGAGACTCGTGTCGAGGGGCCGTGGGAGTTCGGTGTCTACGACAAGGATGCTGGTAAGCAGGGGAATCGCTCGGATCTGGATACTATTGCGGAGAAAGCTCGGGCTGGGACTCCGCTGCAGACTATCGCTAACGAGCATCCGTCGGACTTCATTCGCTATCATTCGGGGATACAGGCACTTCACCTGCTGATTGCGCCGCCGCCGCCCGTCGGGAGAGACGTTACAGTTACGGTCTTGTGGGGGCCTACTGGGACCGGCAAGACGCATCGCGTTCTGACTCGGTGGGAGACGTGCTACATGGTGGATCCGGGGCGGGATCCGTGGGGGAACTACAACCGCGAGGCTACTGTCTGCTTCGACGAGTTCGACTTCACGAGGTGGTCGATTCAGCAGATGAACAAGTTCCTGGACAAGTGGAGGTGTCTGCTGGATGCCCGCTACCACAACCGCTACGCCGCCTGGACGCATGTGGTGATCTGCGCAAACTCCTGTCCCGCGGACTGGTGGCCGAACGATCAGTATCTACTTCGCCTGTCCTTCTTTCGCAGGATAGCGAGGAGCTGCCACAACGTGATTGACCGCGACATGGACGTCTGGGGACCCGAGGCGGAGATCAATCCGATCTTCGACGAGTCAGGCGTGTGCACGCACTTCGTCCAGCACTGAAACGTGACGTGGATGACCTCACAATTGAATCACCCCCCCCCCCTAAGCTCTCAGAAAATAAAAGGGATTCAATCATGGTATACCGTCGTCGTCGCTATTATCGCCGCCGCCGTAGCCCTGTCTATCGGAGGCGGTTCAAGCGGGGGCCGGGTTATAGGCGTCGGAGCTATCGTCGATTTCGCCGGAGTCGTGTCTTTCCGCCGAAGAGGGGTTCGTTCACGGGCTGGCCGGAGATAAACTACGTGACGCATGTCTGGAGGGACAGTACGCGTGTAGCTCCTAAGAGTATGTCGGGGAACATCATCAACTGGGCTGGTGCTATTCGGGCGAACTCTGTCTACGATCCGTGGCTTGGAGTTGATGTACAGCCGAGCCCGTCTCGTTTCGCTGCAATGAATTCTCTCTATGGAAAGCACACGGTGCTCGGCAGCAAGATCACTGTGACTTTCAGTGGTCCGACAGGGATCAGTGATTTGGGAGACGCTGTAAAGACTGA